TCAGAAGGTTATGATACCTGTGCTGATAACGGATACCCTCATTTCAAATGCTATCAATACTCGAGAATACAAGCGGCGTACACTGGTTTTACTCCTTTTGATTTCCCTACTCTAGACTGGGCTTTAAAACTCCGTCTAAAGGTGAAAGCAGAGAAGGTGAACTTGGGTACGTCGATTGTCGAGTATCGTCAAACTACTAAAATGTTTGGCGATTTTGCGGATGGATTAAAGGCGGCTTGGTCCCTATACAAGGGACGGTTACCCAAATCACGGCGCCGTAAAGTACGTCCTTGTGACATACCTGCGTCTTATCTCCAAGCAACATATGGAGTAGAGCCACTGGTAGGTGATCTCGTTGATTCAATCAACGCTCTCACTAATCGGTTATCAAAGCCGATGTACCAACGCTTTATTGTAACTGATAAGCGGGCTCTAGATGCAGACGGCGTTACGGGGTCTTACTCCCAACGCGTTATTGCGTATTTCTCGAAAAGCACTAAAGTTCCTTCCTCGTTCACACTTGGAAATCCTTTAGAATTAGCTTGGGAAGTTGTACCGTTTTCCTTTGTTGTAGATTGGGGCATCGGTGTGGGTGACTATTTGTCATCCCTCGACGCCTTAGATGGCGTGACATTCGTGTCAGGCACAATCTCTACTAAGATACAGTACAATCAGGATGGCATACAAGCTACTGCTCCATACACTACGTTATCTCTACCAAAGGTAGAATACGAGAGTTATGGTCGTGCAGTACTGACAGACATCCCATTCCCACCTAAGCCACAAATCGGTTTTTCCGGTTCATGGCGCCGATTGACAAACGCGACTGCGCTTCTCTGGGCGGTAAACAAACGCTGTAAATCATAATTTTATGAAGCAGCAAACTACGTCGTGCGGGACTTTCCGTAATTACTTACTCCTTTAGGAGATACAACAATGCCTACAGCTTCAGCTATAGTGCTTAACGACGGACAAGCTACTCCAGTTGCTCACACCTTTCAACCAAACCAGATTACGCCACAATTAGCGGTTTTCACAAATCGCGATTCTGTGACGAGCGCAGGCCAAATGACCCTTGAATTGGGTTTTAGTCCTGCATCTAGTAAGCGCTCAACTGAGCGTTTGTCTGTGCGTTTTAATCTTCCGATTGAAGCCACAGTAGATGGTGTGACAGCGGTAGCTTACACTGCCCGTTTCCTTAGTGATATCATAATTCCTGATTCTATGACTGCATCTCAACGAGCTGATCTAGCAGCGTTCATTTCGAACGCTGTTAGTGACGCAATCGTACAGGGTATGGTTACAGATCTCGACCCGGTCTACTAACGTGGACTGGTTGATCACTTTGTTGAGTCGTTTCATCCCGCGAGCTGACGAAATCAAAGCTCTCATCTGGGCAATTAAGGAAGTATTTTTCTCTTCCCCGCCTAGTGAGAGCGACGATTTCTGATGATATGTTGGCAGTTTTACTTGCCTCATACGTCAATCACTCCGAGCTGACCCTAGCCGAACACTTTTCAGTGTAAAGCTAGAGAACTCAACTATCACTTAAATACCAAAAAGGAAACATGCTATGTCAAATGGTTTTACTATTGACATGACTTCTGATTTTTCGATCGAAGTCACTACAACACTTCCACTATGCGAAATTATCGATACACCTAGGGCACTGTGCGTTGCTATGCTAATTAAGCATAACGAATGGCAGCAATTAGTTGATCTGACGATTGACGCAGATAATTATGAGGATCACAGCACTTTCGCTGATGATTACCTTGTAACGTCTGTATTGTCTAAGTCAGCTAACTTGCCTTTGGGTATCGATACCGCGGACGTGGCGATCGGCTCATTTCATGAAGCCGAAACAGCGTGCAAAGCCTATAACGATGATGTTTATCGTCGTGGGCTAGAACCAGGAGTATACGATGTCGGGCGAAAAATCGCTTCGATGTTGGGTACACTTGATCGGGATGCGTTGCACTTTATTGAGCAACGTTTTCGATTCGGACCTGGCGCTACGACTGGTG